GGAACACCACCGACTGCAGACGGTTGGCGAAGCACTGGGTGCTGTTGATGGCCGTCGAGTCGAAGACCCGCTGCATCTTCTTGGAGCCGATGCTGCCACCTTCCCAAACGCCATACAGCTGGCGCTGTGGCAGGGCGAACTCATAAGCGTCCTGGTACAGCTGCTGGAACTCGTCCTTCTTGGTCTGTGCCAGCTGCTGGCGCTTCATGATCTGCTCGGGCGTCAGACGCATGCCGCCTGGTGCTTTCTTGTCGTAGTCCATCTTTGTCCTTCTGTGTTCAGTAAGCCTTCTTGTCGCTCAACATGGGGCGCTTCATGGCGCGAGTCTTCGCCGCCTTCTTGAACGCCTTGTCAGTTGGCGCACCATCTGCACCTGGCTTGCGCATCTTCTCGCCGCTGCCGTCCTTGATGCGTTCGCGCTTGGCGTGGATGTTGTCGTACAGACCGGGCATGTCAGGCTCCTTGCAATAGTGTTCGACCGCGACCACGCTGCACGGCGTTCTTGCGAGCGCCGCGGCGCTCGGCGGTCTCGCGGTCGAGGCCCTCGATCACAGACTTGTGCTGCGTGCTGAACTTGCCCGAGTCGAAGGCTTCAATATTTGGTGCTGTTGGCATGTCAGGCAAGCCACCTGGCATCTTGGCGTCAAAGGTCGGAATGTCTTTGGGGACATACACGTCAAAGTAATTCCGCTTCTTTTTGCCGTACCAAGTTCTGTATTCGCTGTAGGCTTGGGTCTTGATTACCGGGTCGGCCTCAAGCTCGGCCAGCTTGCGCTGGTAGTCCTCGAGCGCGGCGTTGTACTGCTGCACTTCGGCGCGGTATTTTGGCTCGATCACGTCCAAGTAGTTGCCCACAGATGCCTCGTAAGGAGCCATCTTCTCGGAAACACCTTTCTGGTAATCCGAGAACTCTTTGGCGTACTGGCTGCTCACGTCAGCAAACTGAGTTTGGTACGAGCGAGCCAGGTTCTTGATGTCAGAACTGGTGCGCCGAGCAATGCGGCTGGCTTGGAATTGCGTCAGCTTGGTGGCCATCACATCATCCTTGTGCCAGAAGAGCCGAGATCCATGCCAAGACCAAGCTCGGCGTCCATGCGCTCTGCAGACAGCAGCGAGCGGCGACCGCCACGGGTGCGGGCCTTGAGCGTCGATGCCTCGTAGGCAGCAGCCTTGCGGCGCTCCTCGTCAGCAGCCGCTTGCACTTCCTTGGCCTGCTTTTCCATGGCCAGCTTGTTCTCGGCGTACTGCGTTTTTTGGGTCTCAAACTGCTCACGCGCAGTCTGGGCTTGCTGCTCAAGCGAAGAACCTTGGCGAGCCATCTGCGCGGTTTGCGCAGCGATCTGCCCACGCATCGCGTCAGAGTCTTTGACCTGCTGGGCCAGCAACTCTCGCTGCTGTCGCTCTGCGTCCTTGCGCGACTTGCGAGCCTCGCTGGCTTGGTAGCCACCCGTCAACAAAATAGCACCTGCAATCCAAAGCGGCATAGTTAACCTCCAATCAAAACTTCATCAATTTGATCTTCATCGACAACGTCAGTTGCATGGATGCAAAACCAAACCACATCTGTAATTGCCACGATCTCATGGTGCTTGTTGGCCGCAACGGTCAAACAAGCAGGCGCGTGATATTCGTTTTTCACGCCGTCAACCTCAACAGTTACAGACCCCTCTGACAAGATGCTGAGATGGTCATACTTGTGCGCATGACTCACAGCAAAATGCCCGGCTGGGATCTTCATCTGGCGCGCATAAACGCCAGAGCTGAAGTGGTGAACAATTCCAAGATCAATGTCAATACTCATGCTGGCAATTCTATTGGTGATTGGCCACAGGTCAACAAGGCGATTCCACAGTGATATCAGCCAAAGATGTCAAAGTCGGTGTTGGCCATGGTTTGCGTCTGCGGCTTGCCGCCCAGCTGGTGGCCACGGGTCATGCGGTTGTACTCGCCGCCGCCCAGCATCAGGTAGCCGAACGAGTCGCCGATGTGCGAGTGTTCGTTCTTGTTGGGCGCGTCCCGAAAGCGCTCCTGGCCAGCGCCGACCGCCACGCGCTTGAAGTGGTAGCCACCACCCAGCGCTTTGCGCAGCAGCTTGCACTCGCGGTTCACCAGCAAACCAGGCTTGCCCTGAATCAGGCGCTGCATCGGGGCGGCTGATGCCTCGCGGCGCACCTTGAAGTCGTTGGACGCTGTCGGCTGCGCCCGCAGTCCCAATGTTCGCAGGAATTCAAAGCTGGTCACCTCGTAGATCGCGTCCCGAGCCTGGCCAGCGGGGTCGCCCCACAGCAAAACCTGGTGGTTTGGGTACAGCGCATTGAGATCTGCCAGCAGCTGCAGGCCAAAACGCTCCAGACCCATGTCAAAAGTGACGATTTCCTTGTGAATCACCCACTGGCCGTTGGGCAAACGCTGGCCAATGGTCGCCGCTGGGGTCAAACCGAAGTCCAGGCCCACCTGAATGGGCACCGATGGGTCAACCACGGTGTCGCCAGACATGGTCGAGTCCTGATATTCGGGCCAGACGGGTCTGCCTTCCTGGACGTAGGTGTATTCGCCCCCGGCGTAGCAGCGAATCCAGTCCAAATTCTTGCCCAAAAGCATTTGCGGGTAGTAGCCCGGCGGCAGGTTTGACAGGTTCTCGGCCTTGGGGTTGATCTTCCACCACTTGCCAGCCGAGAAGATGTGGTCGTTGGCCTCGGGCATGTCTGGCAGGTCTTCAGAGTCAACGGCCACCACGCCGCCCGGCTGCTTCCAGAACTTCCAGGCGTATGGCCCGGTCATTTTTTCCTTCTCGGCCATCTTGAACCACCAGTGATCGTCGTCCATCGGGTTGGTGTCCATCAGGATGCCGTGCCAGGTCGCGCCGCCGTCACGCTTGGTGGGGTATCGGCCAACACGGTGGGTCAGGCCGTCGATCACCGCCTTGGGCAGTTCGCGGGCCTCGTTCACCCAGGCCCCGGTCAACTCCAAAGACAGCAGCTTGCGCACGTCCTTGGGCTGGTCAAGGGCCAAGAAGATCACTTCCATGTCGATCCCAGCCGCTCCCTCACGCGCAGGCAGGCGAATGTGGTGCGTGATCGGCGGCGTCCACAGCATCGGGCCGAACGTGGACTCGGGGAACAGATCCAGCCAGGTCTTGATCGTCGTGGTCTTCAGCATGGGGTAGCTGTTTCGCACGATGGCCCAGCGGCTGTACTTGATGCCGTCAATGGGTGATGGCTTTTGCTCCACCGCCTTCTTGAAGATCTTGGACGCGCAGGCGTAGGACTTGCCCGAACCCACTGGCCCCATCAGGCCCTGCACAAAGGCGTTGTTTTGGAAGTAGTCGAACACCACGGGGCTGGTGCTGAAGTCCAAGTTGATGCCAGTCGATGGGATGGCCTTCTGGCTCTGTTCTTTGGTCTTTGACATGTCAGTCCTCTGGTGGGCCGTCAAAACCGACCCGGTGTTCTTCTGCAATCTTCTCGCGCCCGAGCAGGGCCATCTCGTTCAGGTAGCGCTTGCCAGCCGCCAAAGCCTCAATTTCGATGTACCACTGGTCGGTGCGCAGCCGGGTGCCAGACCCCTCCAGCGCCGTCACCAGCTGACGGATGATGTGTTCAGGGTTCAGAGTCATTGCAGTCGGTCTTTCAGTTCAAACTCGATCAGCTTGTCCATGCGGCTGATCTCTTTCATGTACTCGATGGCCTGCTTGCCCTCGTTCACGCCAGCCGCCACCAGTGCAGCCGCCTGAATGAAGCGCAAGTCCATCAGCATCGTCTTGAGCTTGCGCAGGTCGCTTGATGTTAGGTGCTTTGTCATTGGTCTCCATCCATTTCCACAATGTCGCCCACGCCAGAGCGCGGCGGGGCCTTCACGTTGATGCCGATCACCGATGGCTTGTCCGACTCCTCCGGGTTGTCCAACAGACCGCTGGCCTTGGCCAAGATCCGCAACACCCCCACCTTATCGTACAACTCGATCTCCAGCGTCGAGTTCCCATCCCGGTCAGACTTGACCCGGATGTTCTTGATCGCCGTCAGCGCATGCTCTGGGATCTGGTGCGAAGGCTTGACCTTCACATTCCCAGCCTCGTCCCAGGTCATGATGTCAGTGATCTTCGTGTTCGCCATGCACAGCAGCGCATAGCTCACCGCTTCCCGGTTGCCAGACAGGGTCGCGGAGCGCTCCAGACGCCGCTCAATCGAGCGCGTCCCACCCCAGCCAGCCACGCTGGGGATCTGGGTCGGTTGCTTACGGCTTGCCATCTCTCGCCTTCAGCATGGCGCCAGCAATTTCATAAGCCTCGTCAGCCAATATGCCAGCAAATTCAAACCAGCCTTTGTCCTCGCCTTCAGCCTGATAGTGCTGGTCAAGAATCAGCGACTGCATCGCCTTGGCCGCGAAGTAGTCGCGCATGGTCAGGCCTTTCTGCCCGTGTTCTGGGTATGGAAACGCTGGCTCGTCTGCGTCTGTGATTCTCATATCGGCCCCCATCAGAACGGGATGTCCGAGTCGTCAGCCACAAACGCATTAGCCTTCTGCTGGCTGTGCTGAGTCATCGGCTGGCCACCGCCACCACCCTGCTGCACCAGGTCACCAATGGACAGACTCAGCCAAGGGTCACCCGCAGTCGTCTGCTTCTTCCAGCCCGAGATCCAACGCACCTCCCCATTGGGCAGCATCACCTTGCCCTTGAGGTCAGGATGCGTCTCCTTCTCCTTGCGATCATTCTTGAACAGCGAGCCGCTGCTAGGTTTCATCTCGTATGCCATTTCAGTTCCTTTCGATTGGCAGTTTACAAAGTCCACAAAATTGTGGGGAAAAATTGAGGGAAGTCCCCCTCTACGCTACGGTGGGGTGGGGGGGGGAAAGGTGCCTTTTAACGCGCCTGTCAACGCGCCCGGTATCGCCCAGGCGACGTGCTGGCGCGTATAGGTTGGCCTCGGCTTCCCATGGACACGTCACGACCCCCCCTGCCTTCTGGACACACGACACACCCCCACCACCCCCTTGTACAAAACCCACACGTTCGTCTGGGATCTGTACACAACCAACAGGAGCCTCTACAAGCGCCTGAATGGGTGAGTGGCTACCCTTGCCTACACCACCACCTGATCGTGGCTTGTAGGTGGGTTCTGATGCGCGGATGAGGCATTGGCTCATCGGGTATCCCGGTGCATTTGAGCAATGGCCTGGGCCATCACCGATCCGCTGGGCTTGATCCCCTCGGCTGCGAACATGGGCTCGATCAACTCCTCGGCCTCGCGCACCTGTTCGACTGTCATACCGTTGTCGATCAACTCTTTGACTTGTTGGTTGTTCATAACTGTATTTAGATTATTAAAAGAGTTCTTATCCTTAATGACCTTAATACTCTCCTTAATGTGTTCTTCGGAGTTATGTACAACCTCCGGGTTGTGATTGGGTTGTAATTGGACAGCCTCCTCATTCACAACCTGGGAGTTGTGATTGGCAGGTAGGTTATCCACTGACTTATTCACAGTCTTGGACTGTCTGGCTTTGGCCTTGGCCATCGCCTCTTTGACTTCTCTGACTGCTCTGGTGTCGCCTGTCTTGGGCATGGTTCTCTCCTTGTGGGTTGGTTGCTTGAGCGCCTTGGCGATCATCTGTGCGATGCGCCGCTGGCC